CGCCGCGCACAGCGTGCAAAAGAGCTGGAAGAGCTGGAGGCATACAGGAAAGAGTGGGACAGCCATATGCTGCGGTATAGAGCCTGTGAGGAAGCGGAGAAAGACTTCCGCCCGCCCTTGGGCAGTGAAACAATGTATCCAAGCTATATTGCCGCTGTGCGTGGTTGTGAAGACGAATGGGAGTGGCTGCAAGGCCACCCTTGGAGGTGATTTGAATATCACAGGAAATGACGATATCGCCCTATACAAAGGACGATTTTTTAAAAGGGACGAAGCCGTTCGAGGACGTTTATGCGCACAAAGCAGACCCGTTTGTACATGACCGTGCGTTGGAACAGATGACGATTTGGGCAAAATCGGTCGGCGTGAACGGCTTCAAAAAACTCTATAAGGCATACATAGACAGCCTGCGCATCAAAAACAAAGAGATCATGGTGCCGAATGTCACGCAATTCGATGGACAGGAAATGGAACTGGATTCCGGCCGCTGGGTGGCGGATGAATTTGGGATAAGAACGGATGGTCCATATGGCTCGGATATTGAGGCGTGCAATCATCCGATCATGCCGGTGCTGCGGCTCGTAAACATCGACACGGGCGCAGAGAAGCTTCAGATTGCCTATCGAAAGGGCAAGCAGTGGCGCAAAGTCATAGCTGAAAAAGGCGTGTTGGCCAGCGCAAATAAGATATTGGAGCTTGCAAACGTGGGCGTCGCTGTGACGTCTGAAAGCGCAAAGCACCTGGTACAGTATTTCTATGACCTCGAATCTTTGAACTATGATCGGATCCCTGAAAAAAACAGTGTGAGCCGCCTGGGATGGATTGAAGATGAGGGTTTTTCGCCCTACGTAGAAGAACTTGTATTTGACGGAGACGCAAATTTTCGAACATTTTTTGAGAGCGTGAAAAAACGCGGCAGCATGGAAAAATGGCTCGGCATGGCACGCGGCATCCGGCAGAAGAGTGTATTTGCCCGCGTTATCCTTGCATCGGCGTTTGCGTCTGTCCTGGTAAAGCCGCTGGGCGGTCTGCCGTTCTTCGTACACCTTTGGGGAGGCACGGAATCCGGCAAGACCGTGGGCCTTATGCTGGCAGCCAGCGTATGGGCAAACCCTGAAATCGGGCGTTTCATCCACACATTCAACAGCACTGCGGTTGGACGGGAAAAGTCTGCGGCGTTTGTAAACAGTCTGCCTCTGATACTGGACGAGCTGCAGATCGTAAAGGACAAGCGGGAGTTTGACAAGGACATCTATATGCTCTCGGAGGGTGCAGGGCGCACCAGAGGCACGAAAAGCGGAGGGGTGGATAAAACCCCTACCTGGGCAAACTGCATCCTTACAAGCGGAGAAATGCCTATTACAGGCGCGGGCAGCGGCGGCGGTGCGGTAAACCGTATCATCGAAATAGAATGCCGGGAAAAACTGTTTGAAGACCCGCGCGGCGTTGCAGATACCGTTCGTAAAAACTACGGCTTTGCGGGGCGTGCATTTGTTGAGCACTTACAACAGTACGGTGCAATGGAGCGCGCTGCCGATCTGTTTAAACGGTACAGCGTACAGCTTAGCGAGGGAGATACCACGGAAAAGCAGGCTATGGCTGCGGCGCTTGTACTGACTGCCGACAATCTTGCAACAGAGTGGATTTTTAAAGATGGCCGCGCGCTCACAGCCGGTGAGATCGGCGAATTTCTGCGAACCAAGGCAAGCGTTTCAGCGCATGAGCGCGGATATCAGTATTTATGCGAAACGATCAGCCAGAATGCAAATAAGTTCCTTGGCGGAGACGCCCCGGTGAGCGATGTTTGGGGACGGCTGGAGGACGATGATACGGCAATCGTGATACGGAAGGTATTTGATTCGATATGCGCAGACGGAGGATACAACGCGCAGGCGCTGTTGAGCTGGCTCGCGCAGAACAACTACCTGCAAACGAGCAAACCGCATCTGACGAAGACTGTCAGAATCAACAACATCCCCACCAGATGCGTGGTTTTGAGGCTCCCGCAGCTTGAAAATGACGATTTTGAGCCTTTGGACTACATTCCGGACTGATTTGTAACCACTCAAACTTCTACTGGTTACGTTTTGCGTTACAAAAAAATGGCTCAACAGAGCCAAAAATCAGACCTTGTAACCACTGTAACCAGTGTAACCACTGTTTTGATATACATATCACGTATGAAACATATATGCTGGTAAAAAATGGGTTGTGTGTGTTCGCGCGTATAGGAGTTTCCACAAATAGTGGTTACAGTGGTTACATACCTTGAAAAATGGCTTTGCAAAGCCAAAAAACACGTAACCAGTGGGGTGGTTACAAGGTGGATACGAGTGGTTACGATGACTGAGGAAAAAACAATGGATTTTAAACAAATTGAACATTCCGTGCTGAAGTTTGAACCGATGCCGGATAACGCGCCTCTGCATGAACAGATGTGTTATTTTGCGCTCAGACATCTCTATGAGGATTATAGACGAGGTGTTGTGAATGTGCAAGCTGCGCATGATGAAAAGGTACGGCTTCGGAATGCATTTGAACGAGCTGTCAGTACAGAACAGACCCGTGACATGCTGCGAGATGAATGGCAGACTGGATTAAAGGTATCGAACGAGTTTCGCATTCGGCTGCATAAGGCGCTGGAAAGCGGAGAAGGAATTGACGTGCTGTTTCCACTAGCCTGCACATGCATTGCGGCTATGACTGGCGATAAAACGCTGTTGGGCAGCGAAGTAAAAGAAAAGTTGAAAGCAAGACAAATAAGGATGGATGACGTGTGAACGCAAGATACAGGGATAAATGCCTATCTGTAAAAGAGCGGCAGGCAGCCGCCTATGCTGCAAAACGGGTGATTGAAAAGCAGTTGGATGACGTTGCCAGGCGTGCACAGTATCTGTGGATGTGCGCAGCGCTCAATGCCGGATTTACTGCTGAGGATATCGAGCGAATCCAATCCGAGATGCCGCAGGTATGCGAGAAATACGGTGAGCTGCGGGCTGACAACTGCGCGGATTTTGCGATGCTGAGAGATTTGCGTGAAGCTGGTGTAGACGTAGCCGATATCGAGGATGAGCTATGAAAAGATGGGCGTAGAGCCGATGTGATTGGAGAGAAAGAAAATGGACGATTTGATAAGCCGAAAGGCGCTGCTGGAAAAAGCATGGGAAGCAGATACACAGTGCGGATATGTGCAAGTGGTAGATGTCGGAGACATAGAGGACGCCCCGGCCGTTGACGCCGCACCGGTGGCGCGTGGTGAGTGGATAGAACTCCATGAAGAAAACGGGCATGAGGTGGGTACTTGCTCTCATTGCCGCCATGTGAGAATTGTTGATAATTACTGCCCCAACTGCGGCGCCAAGATGGACGGAGGGAATGACAATGACTGATTTGAAACCGTGCCCTTTCTGCGGGGGAAAAGCTGAATTTGCAAGGAAACAAGTAAAAACTAAAGGCCATTGGTGCGATGCTGTATATGTGCGCTGCACAAACTGTGATGCTCGTTCAAATAGGGTGTTATACAGCGCAAAATATCACAAAAAAAAATGATTCTGAGTACCTCGAAGCACAAGAAGCATGGAACCGGAGGGCTGATAATGACAAGGCTGATTGACGCTGATACGCTGATTGAGCGCCTGAAATTCAAACGTCGCTTGAATGGTAACATTCCAGATAAATGTGCTGGATACGATAGTGCGATTGCGCAGGCAAATAAACTGCCTTCCGTTGACCCGGTGCACGCTGCTGGTGTGTGCTACTGCAATGAATGTAAGTTTGTGTGTATTGGAGAAAACGAAGCCGAAAGCTGGTGTTACTGTAAGATGACAAACCGTAATATCAACCTTATTGATTTTTGCAGCAGAGGCCAGCGCCGGGAGGGTTCACAATGAAAATTTTAGTAGCCTGCGAAGAATCGCAGGCGGTAACAATCGAAATGCGCAGGCTAGGACATGAGGCATACAGTTGCGACATTGAACCATGCAGCGGCGGGCACCCTGAGTGGCATTTGCAGGTGGACGCCCTGGAACTTTTGAAAATGAAATGGGATATGATTCTTGCGTTTCCTCCTTGTACCCATTTGGCTGTGAGTGGTGCAAGGTATTTTGAGCAAAAGCGCAAAGACGGACGGCAGCAAGCGGCGATTGATTTTTTTATGCGGTTTGCAAACGCAGATTGCCCAAAAATAGCGATAGAAAATCCAGTTGGGATTATGTCAAGCGTGTGGAGAAAGCCGGATCAGATTATCCAGCCGTGGCAGTTTGGGCACGGGGAAACAAAAAAGACGTGCTTGTGGCTTAAAGGGATTCCATTGCTTGTCCCAACAAACATCGTTGATGGGAGAGAGCAGAGGATATGGAAAATGCCGCCGAGCGAAGACAGAGCAAAAAACCGGGCAAAGACATTCCCTGGAATAGCCCGTGCTATGGCAGAGCAATGGGCCGGAGACATACGGGAGGATTGACATGGAGAGATATACATACTTTGACGGTGGAAAATGGCGGCTTAAAATTGGCGATACAGAATACAGTGGAGACTGGGTTGAACGCCTCGCCGCCTACGAGGAAACCGGGCTGGAGCCGGAGGAGCTGGCGCAGGCGCAGGCGAAGAAAAAGGGGCGGCTTGTGGTGCTGCCGTGCGATGTGGGGGATAAATTATACGATGTTACGCTCGGAGAAGTAAGAGAGAAAATCGTGATATCCCTGTCGATGCTTCTGTCTAAAAGTGTGAATCATTTAGTGATACACGCTGAAAACTTTCGGAATGCGGTTACATCATACGAATTACAGGACATCGGCAAAACCGTATTTCTGACCCGCGAAGCCGCCGAGGCCGCGCTGAAGGAAAGGGAGGCAGAGCATGACAGATAAAGAGCTTGTAGAGCGGTTGCGATTAAATGCTAATTGCATGATGGACGAATGGGAACCAACTCTATGTAAGCGTTCAGAGTTTATAACAGCAGCGGACCGCATTGAACAATTGCACGCCGAATTAACCAACGAAAGAATCGACAACACGAATCTCATAGGCGAACTTGCCACGGTGACCGCAGAGCGCGACCGATACAAGGCGGTGCACGAGAACCCGCAGCCGCTGACGCTGGAGGAAGTAAAGGAACATATAACAAAAGGACATCCAAATGATATTATGGTGAAGCACTCAATGAAACGGAGGACAACGATATGAAATTTTTGAAGGTACTTTCCCAAAAATGCGAGGTGTTTTCGTCCGCAGATATCAATGCCATTGACACTGGCTATAACGGCGGCCGCCTGAAGGTGGGCGAGCATTACCCCATACAGGCGGAGGTGGGCAGCGACGGCACTTATACCTGGGTGCGCATCCAGGCCGGCGCGGCAAAGCGCTATGCCGTGGTGCTGCCTGACCGCAGTGAGATCGTGGAGCTTTCCGCCGGGGATGCCATTACGGCCTGCATGGCGCAGGCTGGGGGCGGCGGCACGGCAGCGTTGGAAAAACAGCTTGAGGAGGCAAACGCCCGCGCGGAGGAAGCGGACAAGCGTGCAGCAGAAGAAACGCAGCGCGCCGACCGGGCGCAGGCCGGGGAAGCGAAGGCAAACGAGCAGGCGGGCGAATATTTGAGGCGAATCGAATCGGCCAAAGCCGCGCTGGGAGGTGCAGTATGATGGAAACGCTGAACAAAGTCAAGCTGGCTGTGGTGGGTATCGCCGGAGCTATTACGGCTGTATTTGGATGGATGGGCTGGCTGGTGATCGGCTTTGCAGCCTGCATGCTGCTGGATTGGATTACCGGGAGCGTGGCAGGCAGCAAAAAGGACGGCTGGTCCAGCGCCACGGCCCGCGCCGGGCTATGGCATAAAGGCGGCATGCTTGTCGTGGTTGTGGTGGCCGCAGCGCTGGATGGCCTGCTGGGAATCATCATCAACAATATCACAGCAATCAAGCTGCCGTTTGAATATTCGGTGCTTGTGTGCCCGCTGGTGTTGTGCTGGTACATCGTAACGGAGCTGGGGAGCATCTGCGAAAATGCGGCGGCGCTGGGAGCGCCCCTGCCAGGATTTTTGAAAAAAATCCTCGCTGTGGTGAAGAACAGCACGGAGGACGTGGGGGAAAGCCTGACGGGCGGAAAAACGGAATAAATACAACACAGGCCCGCCCGGCGTGATGCGGGCGGGCCGTTTTGGAAAGGAGTAAAAAATATGCTTATGGGCGATTGGGGAAGCGATTCCAAGCGCAACAACAAAAATAAATACAATCCAGTAACACCAGCATGGCAGCAAAATGCTGTAAATAAAAACGACATTTTAAATTTTAACCGGAATCAACTGCAAAATCAGTATGGTGGTGATTTTTCTGCATGGACACCAGAAAATTCCGGAACATACAACTACAACCAATCTTCAGGAACAACCACAAATTCCAGAGATGGAAACGGTTCTGATAGCGGAAGTGGTTCCTCATCTTCTGCGGCAAATTATTACGCCGCCATGCTTGCTCAAGTGCAGGCAGCACAGGATGCGGCGGCACGGCGTGCGGAAGAACTGGCGCGGCAAAAACAGGAGGCCGCACAAGCTGCCTATGACAAAAACATGGGATACCTGAACGAGGCATATGCGAACCGCAACAATTTGCTGCAGCAGAACTACAACGATGCGCTGGCACAGCTGCAGGCCAGCTATGACAGCGGCGCGCGCGGGGTGAACCGGAACGCCGACAGCGCCCAGCAGCAGGCGTATATCAACTATATGATGAGCAAGCGTGACCTTCCCCAGGCGTTGGTGGCGCAGGGGCTGACGGGCGGCATGTCGGAAAGTGCGCTGGCGGGCATGTACAATTCATACGGAAACAACCGAAACACGATTGACCGTGGCCGGAA